CGGCCGGACCGGTGCGCACCTGCTTCCGGCTGGTCGAGCCAGCGGCCGAACCCGGCGAGATGGCTCAGTTGGCCGATGGCCAGAAGCCGGCCGATGGCGACGAGCCGGCCGATGGCCAGGACCCCGCCCCGGCGGATGGACGGGGCCTGGCAGAGCGGCCGGACCCGGCAGGCGCGCCGTGGCGGGTCGAGTTCGCCCTGCAGTCCACCGAGGATCCCAGCCTCATGCTCCCGGCCGGCGACGTGTGGGCGGGCACCGGCGGCTGGTCGCCCGGCGGCATCACCCACCCGGACGAGGAACTGCTGGCCGGGCTGGGCGCGGCCACCCGGCTGTTCGGTGAGCTGGACACCGCGCTGCGGGTGCCCGCACCGGCCGACGTCGAACTGGACACGGCCGGGGCGTTCCGCTTCCTGACCGAGACCGGCCCGATGCTGGCCGGGGCGGGGTTCGGGGTGCTGCTGCCGGACTGGGCCCGCAAGGCCCGGCTCGGCCTCAAGCTCACCTCGCGGACCCAGAGCAGCCCCGGCACCGGGGCGGACGTCGCGGGCAGCGGGGCCGGGTTCGGCCTGCCCGACCTGGTCCAGTTCCGCTATGACCTGGCCGTGGGCGACACCAGCCTGGACCCCGGCGAGCTGGCCGAGCTGGCCCGGCTGAAGATCCCGCTGGTCCGGATCCGCGGCCAGTGGGTGGAGCTGGACGAGCGCAACCTGAAGGCGGCGCTGAAGTTCCTGGAGAGCGACCGGTCCGGTGAGCTGCCCGCTGGCGACGTCCTGCTGGCCGGCCTGCGCGGCCCCGACGAGGATCTGCCGGTCACCGCCGTGGACGCCGACGGCTGGCTCGGCGACCTGCTCTCCGGCCAGGCCGAACGCAGCCTGACGCCCTTGACTGCGCCACCGTCCTTCCAGGGAGAATTGCGCCCCTACCAGGAGCGCGGCCTGGCCTGGCTGTCTTTTCTCAGTGACCTAAACCTAGGTGGAATCCTGGCGGATTCGATGGGCCTTGGAAAATGCATAGCACCGGATTCACCAGTCTTCCTTAATGGCCGTCTTATCACCGCCGAGGATGCCTGGAGAAAGTACGCTGGGGGCACCTATTATGACGGTGAGGGTCAATGGGCGGTGCCAAACGAGCCGCTCAAGGTCAATGCTCTTACCCGCCACTCAAGCGTTCACTCGGAGATGGCGGCCGCCCCGGTGATCCGGCTCTACCGGCAACACGTCAAAGAGAAGCTAAGGAAGATCTGCCTGGACGACGGCAGCGAGATCATCATCACCCGGAGGCACCGACTGCTCGGCCTGCACAACTGGACCCGCGACTTCTCGGTAGGCGACCGGATCTGTGTGCCGGCTCGCCTAGCGTGGCATGGGAAGCCTGTCGATCCTGATCTCACCGTGCTGCTGGCATGGCAGATCGCTGAAGGATACGAGGAGCCCAGGTCGGTCACTATTACTCAGAAGAATGCCGCAGTGCTGACTGACTTGCAAAGGCGCACCCTCTGTTTCGGAGCCGCGCATAAGCTGGAGATCAATAATCCCGCCGTTAAGCGTTATGAAGGCAAGATTCCGTACCTGCGAATCTCTAGCGTCGATTATCGCAGATACCTTGAAGGCCTCGGCTATGTCTGGGGGAAGCGTTCTGCGGAGAAGCGAATTCCAGACTGCATTGTCGCGGCTGATGGTGATACCATTCGCCGGTTCATACGAGAGTTCTTCAGCGCTGAAGGGTCCGTGGTGAAGGGAACGCGGTCGGTTGAGATCAGCTCGGCCTCGGAATGGCTCATGCGACAGCTGGCATGCATGCTCCGCAGATTCGGCATCTGGCTGCGCATCACCCCAAAACAGAAGCGGGCCACGAACGGATCAGGCATCTACCGCACTTACTACATAGGTCTGATCGGCGGGCCATCACTCCGGCGCTTCCGCGACTTGGTGGGTTTCTCGGACCCGGTCAAGCAGGCGAAGCTGGAGAGTCTGTGCGCAACGCCGCACAACACGAACGTAGAAGGCATCCCAGGGTCGGACCTACTCAGGGTCGCTAAACAAGCGACCAGGCTGCCAGGGAGCCAATTCGGGGTCGGCCAGGTCTATTTCACCGGAACTCAGGAACTGTCCCGGGCTACCGCTTCGCTCGCGGTCACCGCGATGGACCGTATCTGCTCTGGTCGGGCGGCCGCCGCGTACGCGGCGAGACCCAGGCACCGATGGACCGCGCAGGCCCTTGCCGCGTACCAGGAACTCGAACCGTTCGACATCATGGCGATGCGCGACATCCTCGCCGAGCGGGTTAACCGGGACGCTTTCTATGCGCGCGTCGTCTCGGTGGAAGATGTCGATCATGACGGCTGGGTCTATGACTTCGAGGTTGCCGAGCACCACAACTTCGTAGCCGGTGGGATGATCTGCCACAACACTGTGCAGATGCTGGCGTTGCTCTCGCACGAGCGGAATGGCGGCGCACCAGCGAAGACGGCCGATCATGAGCCGACGCGTCCGGGGCCGACGTTGCTGGTGTGCCCGATGTCACTGGTGGGGAATTGGCAGCGGGAGGCGGAGCGGTTTACGCCGGATCTGGCGGTGCATGTGCACCATGGGTCGGACCGGCTGGCCGGGGTGGAGCTGCGGGACGCGCTGGGTGCGGCTGACCTGGTCATCACCACGTACGCCATCGCAGCCCGGGACCGCGACGAGCTGGCCGCGGTCGGCTGGCAGCGGGTGGTCTGCGACGAGGCACAGAACATCAAGAACGCGGGCACCCGGCAGGCGCGCGCGGTGCGCAGCCTGCCCGCCGCGTCCCGTATCGCGCTGACCGGGACCCCGGTGGAGAACCGGCTCGGCGAGCTGTGGTCGATCATGGAGTTCACCAGCCCGGGGCTGCTCGGCCCGGCGGAGAAGTTCCGCACCAGCTTCGCGGTCCCGGTGGAGCGGCACGGCGACGAGGACGCGGCGGACCGGCTGAAGCGGCTGACCGGCCCGTTCATCCTGCGCCGGGTGAAGACCGACCGGTCGATCATCTCCGACCTGCCGGACAAGATCGAGATGAAGGTGTGGTGCAACCTCACCCCCGAGCAGGCGTCGCTGTACCAGGCCACCGTGGCCGACATGCTGGCCCGGATCGAGTCGGCCGAGCAGGACATCGAGCGCCGCGGCCTGGTGCTGGCCACCATGGCCAAGCTCAAGCAGGTCTGCAACCATCCCGCGCACCTGCTCGGCGACGGGTCGCGGCTGCCCGGCCGGTCCGGCAAGCTGGCCCGGCTGGAGGAGATCTGCGACGAGATCGTCGCGGCCGGCGACAAGGCGCTGTGCTTCACCCAGTACGCCGAGTTCGGCCGGGTGCTGCAGCCGTACCTGACCGCCCGGCTCGGCTGCCCGGTGCTGTACCTGCACGGCGGCACGGCCAAGAAGGCCCGGGACGCGATGGTGGCCAGCTTCCAGTCACTCACCGAGCCCGCGGTGTTCCTGCTCTCGCTCAAGGCGGGCGGTACCGGGCTGAATCTGACCGGGGCGAATCACGTCATCCACTTCGACCGGTGGTGGAACCCCGCGGTTGAGGATCAGGCCACCGACCGGGCGTTCCGGATCGGGCAGCGGCGGGATGTGCAGGTGCGCAAGTTCGTCTGCGTGGGCACCCTGGAGGAGCGCATCGACTCGATGATCGAGGAGAAGAAGGCGCTGGCCGAGCGGATCGTCGGCACCGGGGAAAGCTGGCTCACCGAGCTGTCCACCGCCGACCTGCGTGACGTGCTGGCCCTGTCGCCGGAGGCGGTGTCCGAGTGACCGAACCAAAGGGGCCCGACTGGACCGACGAGCGAGGAACGAGTGAGGAGGGGAAGTCGCCGCGCCGAAGGGGGCGCGCCGCCGACTGGACTGAGGAGCGAGGGAGCGCAGCGACTGAGCGACGAGGGAAGGAGGCAAGTGAAGGGGGAATGGGGAGGTGGGTGGGGCCCCCGGAGGCGCAAAGCAGACAGGGGTGGTGGGCTGAGGCGGGGCCGCCGATCCAGGTTGAGGGCGGCATCAAGGCGCGCAGCAAGCGGGGCGCCATCGGCGAGCAATGGTGGTCGCGGCGG